ATCTCCAAGCGGTTTTTTCAGGATTATTTTTCATAAACTCCAATCTTTTTTCTCGCATTATTTTTTTACTTTCTTCGGTATGTTTGAAGTTTTCTGGGTATTTCTTATGTGCCAATTTATTTGCTTCAGATAAAGACCTAACTTTATTGCCTAATATGTCTTTTATATCGTCAGATTGGACTTTAAATTTTTTTCTTAAATCTTTTACGCTATAAGACTCATTAACATATAATCTAATAAGTTCATCTTTAATTATATATAACTTTTCGCATTTTTTAATGTGTTGTTTAAGATTACCAACATTATCTAATTTACGATCACATATTTTACATTCAAACATAATACCTCCTTTATATATAAATATCACGAACCCATAAAAAAGTCATACAAACTAACCCTAAATTGTAAATTTTTTTCATAAAACATTTGGAATATTGGAATTGAATGTATATCTTTGTATAAGTTCTTTGAGAGATAGATTAAATAGTCAGGTTTGGTGCAAGGTCGGTTGGATTCCGATGGAAGGTTGTGGCAACGGGTAGCTCCCTGTAGAGAGGTTCGATTCCTCTCCTGACTACAAACCTCAGGAGTAATTAACCTGAGACTGACAGGTTCGAAACTGTCGTTTGATTGTAGTGTAGAGGGCACGGTAGAACGGAGTAGGATGGATATCCGAAAGGGAAAACAGGTTGACGGTTCGAATCCAGTCTCAATCAACAAGCCGTCTTTTTTCATACTCGCACCGATGAGGGGGATTGTAAAGACGTTAAAGAAGCAATGTAAAGTAATCGGGGGTTTATCCAAGTTACCCATAAACTGGGGTCGCTTTCCTTACCGAAGGAGTTTCCTGACCCAAAACTGAAACTCAAACGATAGAAAGAAGTAGGGACACATGGGGAGGCTTTAACCCGTCCCGAAATAGTCAGGTTTGGTACAAGGTCGGTTGGATTCCGATGGAAGGTTGTGGCAACGGGTAGCTCCCTGTAGAGAGGTTCGATTCCTCTCCTGACTACACCCTGTCAAGGTAGATAGGTAAGTTAGGTAATGCGTAATGTGAAAATGGCATCACACCCTGAAAACGCCACGGTCCATAAGCTCTTGGACGCGAGAAGTCATAAAGGTTGCATCGTTGCAGGTTCGAGTCCTGTCCTGACTACAAAAAATAAAAAAAAACAACAAGAATAATGACACAAAAAAATATTGACCAACTTACGGACTTATTAAATGAAGTTAATACTAAACTCATTCTTGCAAAAGATAAGATTGACGCACAAGAGCATATCATCAAGGTACAGGAAGAGATTATTGAGATTTTAAAGAGTACTGTGCAGAACCGAGATAAACTTATCGATGCACTTGAGAAACGAATAGCATTGGTATAGTATCATATTAAACTTAAAGAACAATCAATAAAATAGTCAGGGGGCGTGTTGGATAACGCACCAAGTCCGAGACACCGATGGTGGAGTAGGCATCCAAATGGGGGATAACAGGTTCGATTCCTGTCCTGACTACAAAAAAAATAAATAAGATGGAAAAAGAATTGATAGAATTTCTCAAGTATGTTAAAGAAGTACATGTTGATAGTTATGGTCATTTAGAAATATGTGATTCTGGTGACGAATTAGACCCAACAGTGGAAAGAGTTGTTAAAGAATATTTGAAATCAAAAAATAAATAGTCAGGTGGCGCATGGGTAGCGTGTTGGTGAGTTATGAAAATTAACAAAAGACAAAGGTAACAGGTTCGAGTCCTGTCCTGGCTACACGTTTCGGTTCATCACCGAATAGTATGTCCAATATGATGAGAAACAGGGTGATACCTTGTATGGAACTTCTGATAGGGAAACGCTCTATCCGGTTTGACTAACCGCGGGGAATATCAAAGGGGTATAAAGAACAACGTATACTTCACAAGTCAAACATAGTCAGGTGGCGAGAGGAACACGCCCCGAAAGTGGAGACTTATACCAACCGGTCCGGAGATACTGCGTCCACAGCTGATGGTATCTATCACAGGTTCGATTCCTGTTCTGACTACAAATAGTACAAGTACTAAAAATGTGGGTATAAACACCCATTTTGAGGTTTATCCCTTTTTTCTCTAAAAATTATTACTTAGATTTTTACTATAAAATTAAAAGAAATGAAAGTATTAAACAATAAAGTAGATTACGGGGACAAGGTTCTTAGTAATAGTGAAATTCTAAGTAGAACAGGAAAAGGTCATCTTGGTGAAGGTTGGATGGATGCTGAATGTGTGGATCTATGTAATGCAATTAATTCCATGAAAGGATTGGAGACGGTTGAATCTTGCTGTGGTCACAACCATCAACCTTATCGCATATTCTTCAAATGTTATGAGTTATCCGCATTGAGATTTCTCCAATCTTGTATTGATAACCGTTACTGGAAATACGGTTCAGAGTGGACAATTACCTCACACATTAGCGATACAGGTCCTGAAACATTGTATTTTTTATTGGAGAGTAAATCGTCTAAATTAGATGAAATTATGACACAAGTGGAAGATATGATCGAGGTATTCAACCATTATTTGAATCACCAAAATAGATTTGAGTTTTTAGGTTTGGATTACGATAATTTCATTTTTGAAGAATTAGAAGAAGAAGTTTTAAATTAAAAAATTATGAAAGTATCATTTGAAGGGTTAAGATCACACCTGTTGAGTTCATATAACTCACTAACACGAAAGTTAAACAACGCAACTGAAAAAGATTCTGACGGTAGAGATTACGATAAAATTGATATCTACGCCTCAGAGATTGAAAAAGATATGGAAGGGATCAGAAATATCGTTGTTACAATGGCTTATATGTTTGAAGAAGGTGAAGACGGGTTTAAAGAAATGGAAAATCCTTATTTTGAAGATTTTCACCCAGAAGAAGAGGAAGATTAAAAAAATTATTATTATATTTGTAGTATGGATATGAATGAATGGATTTTAGAACAACACAGTAGTACGAATCATATGTATGACACATATTTACCGTATGAATTTCACTTGAGAATGGTTGCACATATTGCTAAGAAATATAGTCATCTCTTAGACAATGAAGTAGATTACTTTACCGGTAAAAAAGAGTATGATAGAGGACGTGATGCCACTGTAACTCTTCGTACAGCTTGTCTTCGAGCGGCTTGGGGTCATGATTTGATTGAGGACACTCGTGTATCTTACAACGATGTTAAGGAAAATTTAGGTCAAGAAGCCGCTGACATCATCTACGCTCTCACCAACGAAAAAGGTAAGAACCGTAAGGAACGAGCAAACGACAAATACTACGAAGGTATCAGAAACACACCAGGTGCAGTATTCGTAAAATTGTGTGACCGTATTGCCAATGTACAATACTCAAAGATGATAGGTAGTCGTATGTTTGAGATGTACCGTAAAGAAAATGACGAGTTTGTGAATAGACTTGGTTATACATTCAACAATAGTCACCAATATTCAGAAATGTTCGAATATTTAATCCAACTATTTGAAGATTAAGAAAATTATTACTATATTTGTATCATGACAGAGGAACAAAGAAAAGCGGTTGACAACATAATGGATTGGTTCGATTTCGACAAGGTCCATAAAACAATGAGGGCTCTTCGTTGGGAGTGGACAACCGCAGAAGAAAAGATCCCTTGTCAAGGTGAAATTAGAGAAAGGGCAAGACAGATGTTAACTGAGGCTATACAAACTGAAATGAGTATTGGATCAGGAGGACTTCAAGTTACATACATCCCAACTGAAGGATTTTTAAAACTTGAGTTTATAGTGTCTGAATGGGACGCTTTAATATAAGAAAATAAGACCCCACGATTGGCAGACTTATCCGACTGTCATGGTGTGTGATCCTGACTTGAAGGCTTCAAGGCTATGGGGGAGGCTACACGAATGGTACTATCAAGATTCCGAAAGGACTCGTTCTTAACCGATCGAATCGAGATTTGGGAGAAGACCATGTATCGAGATAGTATTAGGATTCCCCATTATGGATTAAGGGGGTTAGGGGTCTTAAGTGATCGTAATACAATCCACAAGTTGTAGAAACACTGGACAATTCTACAATATACACTCTGATTCCGAGTGAGACCCGCCAAGTAACTATGGGGGTATGGGAATGGCGTCCTGAGGATAGCACTGAACGCTTAACAGTAAAAACTATGACACTCACGATTAGTAGAATAGGTTAAGACGAAGTGTGAAAGTAGAAACCCACCGTGGATGGTTACTATGGTCTAACGAATCTTAGGCATATCGGTGAGGGATATATATAGATACCAATATAATTAATTTAAAGGTTCTCCTGGTTAGGTACAGGGACGATTCAGAACCTTTTTTATAGTCAGGTGGCGGAATGGTAGACGCAGGTGGTAAGTAAGTTAGGCCCTAAAGGATAACGAAGTCCACAACTTACCGAACAGGTTCGATTCCTGTCTTGACTACAAAAGAAGCCCTCTGCCAAGCGCTTGGTAAGGAACGAAGATAGAGATTACAGATATAGGTTGAAACAAAAAATACCTTCGGGTACATCTATATTGCCGTGGATGCTCTCCGAATCGTGAGTCGGCATAGTTTGTGTGTTCTAGGGATATTTCAAAAACACACATTTTTAGTTAGGTGGCGGAGTGGACTAACGCTAACTAGGAAGAGTCTGAGGGTGGTAGCCTAGTACCTATACCCGTGATGACCGCAGGTTCGAATCCTGTCCTGACTTCTAAGTTGTGAAAAAATGGAGGCATCTGGACCACTTACTTATGTAATACTCGATTGTCCTTTGGCGGATTGGTGCTTGACTACCATTCACAACTTTTAAATATTGAGTAAGAGATACTCATAGTCTTCGAATCAAGACTTTAAGAATGATTCCGCAGAATGTCTACGGCGCGAGTGGGACATCTTTGGAACTAAGGATGATGAGAATCTCCTCCATCGTAATCTTGACTTTTTTTCATCGGGGATGCCCTGCAGGTTGTTTGAAAGAAAATAAACCGAAATGACTACTCACCGTAATCTCAGGTGGGGAAACTTGGTCCATTGGTGTAGTGGCTAACATTCATCCCTGTCACGGATGAGCCGCGAGTTCGATTCTCGCATGGACCGCAAAAATTTTACCAATATGTTTATTAACATTGGTTGTTGTATTAAAATAAAATCACTATATTTGTATTATTGTTTCACTAAATAAAAAAAAAGAAAAATGGGTAAAGGACAAACTAAAGGACGTTACATTTGTAAAGTAGGTTTTTATGACATCTACGCTAAGGACACAATGCGTGTTAGTAAAGAACGAAGTGGTAAACCACAAGTGGCTAGCACTGACTATGTGATCTTTCATTCAAAGAAAGTGGTAGATAAAGGTTTTAAAACCAAAGATCTTGCAGTTGCTAAGGCTACTGAAATGATGGAAAAACATTTGGTGAAAGCTTAATTTCATCGGTCCTATAGCTCAGTAGGTTAGAGCAACTGACTCATAATCAGTAGGTCCCTGGTTCGAGCCCAGGTGGGACCACTAAAATTTAAAAAAATATGAAAAACTTTAAAGAATTTCTTAAATCTATGATCTCAATAATGATCGTTATGTTGGGAGCATATCTAACCAGTTTCTACATTCAACATGAAATTAGTTTTACTAGTGTTTTTGTTGGTATAATTGGTTTTTTTATACTTTTTCCAGCGATGAAAAGATGGGATCGAGTATTGTGGGGTCGAAATGCTAATCGAGACTAAGTCGATGCTAAATTTTTGTTTCTAACACCACCAAAAACGAAAAAAATTCGTTATTATTAAAAAAAGATATTATGTTATTTTCAGACACCACAACCGCACTTATCATACCCGCAATTGTATTGGGTTATTTCTTTTATTCTTGGATTACCTACAAGGATCGTTAATTTGTTGATATTTATAGTAAAATAAACCTTTAATAATTTACTATGAAATTAACAAAAGAACAACTATTGGGTATCGTAAGACACACGGTGACATTCATCGGTGGTATCCTTGTAATGAAAGGATTAGCTGACGACTCAATAGTACAAGAAATCTTGGGTGGTGCTACCACATTGGCAGGTGCCATTTGGTCTATTGTTGACAAAAACAAGGCTTAAATTTTATTATTTTTATTTTGAAAACCCACCACAAGTGGGTTTTTTTTATGATAAGAATATTTATTAAATAACTATGGAAAATTTAGCATCAGTATTAGTTGCGTTTATCACAGGTGTCATTGGACCGATCGCAGTATTATATATCAAACATATTTTAGATAAAAGAAAAAAGAAACCTGATATGGTAATGGATACCTTGAGGGTTAGTGAATTAGTAAATTCTAAAATAGATCACATTAAAGATGAATTTAACGCCGACAGAGTATGGGTTGCTCAGTTTCATAACGGAGGAAATTTTTACCCAACTGGAAGATCAATGGCGAAGTTCTCAATTATCTATGAGACGGTAAGTTTAAACGCATCTTCAATACAATCAAGTTTCCATAATATACCTGTAAACTTATTTTCTAAATCAATCAACCAATTATTACAAAATGATGTGATTGAAATTCCTGACTTTAAGGACGATACAATTGCGACCTATGGACTGAAGTATATTGCTGAGGAGAATGGTTGTAAATCAGGATATATTTTCGCAATCAAAACCATAGATGATAAATTTATCGGAATTATGGGTCTTGATTATACAAAAAGAAAAACAAAGTTGGATATGGAATCTATCAATCATTTAGAGATCCATGCCACATCTTTAGGTGGAGTTTTGATGACACATTTGGCTCAGTAAAAAAAATTCATTACCTTTACGGTATGAATATATTCTTTTTAGATTTCGATACACAAAAATGTGCACAATATCATTGTGATAAACACGTTGTTAAAATGATTTTGGAAACCGCACAACTTTTGTGTGGAGTTCACCACATGACTCCCCAAGTCACTCTAGAAGTCCCGTACAAGTTATCACACAAAAATCACCCATGTGCTATTTGGTCCCGACAATCGTTATCAAATTATCTTTATTTATGCGATCTTGGTTTGGAGTTATGTAAGGAGTATACATATCGTTATGGTAAACGACACAAATCCCAAGATGTAATCGAGTGGTGTTTAACCAACAAACCTGATATAAATGATCTTGGTTTTACCACACCACCAAAAGCAATGCCCGATGAATACAAAGTAGAATCTGTAGTAGAATCTTACCGAAACTATTATATTGGCGCAAAAAAAGACTTCTGTGTTTGGAAAAATAGACCCGTTCCTGAATGGTTTTCAAGTTATGAGGTATTTATATAGAAATCTCAATAATGTTAACTAGACAACAATGTAGTACTGCAAATCCATGTCAAGGAGCTGGAAGTGATATTAGTGGATGTATTAGTAATCTTAAAAGTATTGGTATTGGGAATCACAAATTCATACCTGAAGCCGCAGATGCCTTTTTAAAGATGAAAGAGGACATGCCTGAAGACATTAGAAAAAAAATTAGTGTCGGTAGTTCTTTTAGAGATGCTAAAACACAATGTAATATATTTGATTGGGATCATTTTGAGGCTACAGGTAAAAGAAGAAAAAAAGGTACTTCAGGTGTTCCTGTTGCCACACCAGGATCATCAAATCATGGTTGGGGTAGAGCTTTAGACATATCACCCAAAGAAGTACAAGATTGGATTAGAGAAAACGGTAGTCAATACGGATGGTGTTGGGGTGAAGTGGCCTCTGAACCATGGCATTTTACATTCTGTGGCGATGGACCGAATAAATGGAAAGGGTGTAGTAAAATTTGTAAAGGTGATATCAAATACAAAACACCAACAGGCGCACCTAGTTCATCGACAGAACCAACAACTGATCAACAACCACAACCTGGAAATATGGATAGCTTAGGAGGATTTTTCAAAACCATGTTCCAAACGCTCAAAGGGGCAGGAATTGGTCAAAAACAAATCCAAGAAATTACTGAGGACGTAGATAGAATATCAGAAATTATTAAAAAAGTATTGTAACTTTCTTGACCGATCCAAGTATTTATTATATCTTTGTATCATAAATAAATAAGTTATGAACGAAGGAACACAAATCATTGACAACACAATTTACTCATACAAAACTAAAGATGGAGTAATTTGTCATACACCAAACGCGAATTTCGCAATTTCAAGAGCTAACGCTCACGGAACTGATAATGTTTACGTTGAGAAATTAGAAACTGAAGAAAATTAAAAAAAAGTTCACAAAGTACTTGACAGATCAAAATAAATGTCTTAACTTTGTAAAACAAATCAGGAAAAGTCCTGAAACGTTCTTTGAAAAATTAGATTATCCGTTCAGGAAAAGTTTTGTCAGATTCTTTGACAAGTAATTGAGATGGAATTCTCTTCTTGGAATGATAAAGATATTGGGCCGTGTATAGTCCATAAAATAAACTACGAAAGTAGGATAAAGTGAATCGGAAGTGTAACCGATTTGCGGTTTGGGTAACCGAACTCGAGTACACAAGCGGGATACCGTTTTGGCTTTAGTATTGAGGGCAACGCTGTAAAGAATGAGTCAAAATGAATGGGCGGTGTGGGTCGTCCGTTTGAGGTGGGAACACCAATAGGAATAACCCGTAGGAATATTGCAAAAACTGATGTTATCCAACATCAATATTGCGTGTTTCAATATGATAGGTTACTTAAAACCAAGTGGAAGTACCACAAGGTAAGAAGGAGAACGAGTGGTGTCGCTACCTTCCCTTACGGTGGTTTACCAAAACCCTGTAATGAAGTAGTCTAAAAATATGGAAATGGGGACATTTCAGAGAGTAGTTGAGTATTCTGTTGTTCAAAAGATAGCAGAGCCCGTGACGGACCACTACTTTCAAAATCCACGACACAAAACTTATGGAAGTTGATATTTTCCAATATGAAACTACAGAAGCAAAAGTGTCCGTCAGGTAATAGTGAAAGGTGACTACATAGTAATGAGCCGTTCATTGCACGAAAGGACCGCAAGTCTGATCGTATTCTTACCAAACACCTCTAATCCCGCAAGGATGAGTTGGGGAGGCATCCTCGAAGAGAGTCGAGTAATAAGAGAGTAACTGTTACCTCAAGGAGTGGTATACCTAAAAGACCGTCACTGAGAAATACTTCTCAAAAGGAAGTGGATAAGAGTAGAAACAATAATGACTCTAAAGGTTCTCATTCAAACGTGTAATCTCAGCGTTTTATTTCTTTTATAGAATGGAGCTAAAAACCGGTAAAAAATATTAGGGACTTTTGTCCCTTTTTTTGTGCCGTTAACTTTTTTTTGTATATTTGTGATATGAAACACAAATATAAAATAGGGGAATGTATTAAGGATAAAGAATTAAAAGTGATAAAACTTTTTTTAGGGGATCTAAATTTAATTGATAATGTTAGGATACCCAGGTTCTGCGATTACTTAATTAATTCTTTAGTTAAAATTAAGAGTATTAGAAAATACTCAAGTGTGTTTTGGGTTGGAAAAAAGTTTTGTTATGAAATAGATATTGATGTAAGTTTGGATCCAGAAATGTTGCGAGGATATCGTTACCTTTTAGAAGGAAATAAACGAAAAATAAATGATCAGATAAGATACTCTTTAGAATCATCTATCAGGGACCGAATGAATGAATTAGGACTTGTATACGGTATGGATTTAGTGATCGATAAAATTAACATAAGTCAAAAGTAGGACACAATCCTACTTTTTTTATTTATTATGAAACTCGGATATTGTTGTTAAAAAGGTTAACATTTCTTCATGAGTTAAATTGTTTTTTGCCTGATTACATATGATACTTATGAATTGTAAATTTCCTTTTACATAACCAACTTTACTATCTATTCTATCTAAAGATGCGGTGTTTAAATTATTACCACCTTCGTTAGGGTGAACTAATTTAACACCACTATAAGGACAAATACCTTCTTGTTGATTCCATAAATCCAGTAAATCCTCTAATGTTATATCATAATAATGTTTTCTTTTTTTTACTCTCCTAAAATGTTCTCGTAATCCAGTAAACTCATCCCGTTTATTGTTTTGGTAAGGTTTTAAATATTTTACATTTTCATCAACATATTTTTTTAAGTGTTTGTGGTTGGAATAACCTGAACATTT